AGGCATGGAGATGGCAAAGCAAAGCACGATGTACCAAAAGGCTCAACTGGCAAAGGCCAAAGTGATCAGCCCGTTTTGGGTTCTACACAATCAATGCAAGAGCAAAGCCGAAGCCTTGGAGTTCATCCGCTACATGGGATGGAGGCCAGGCTGGGCCTTCCATAATAAAGACCGTTTTCCAATCCTAAAGTAAGTTCATGCAAGAATTTAAACTCCAAGCCGAATGCTTCCAGTGGCACTGGAATAACTTTCCCGACCAGCGTGGCCGATTGTTCACGGTCAACAACAACGCACCGAACGCCTATGCCGGAAGCGTGATGAAGGCCATGGGCGTGGTCGCAGGGGTCAGCGACATGATATGGCTCTCGCCAACCGGTGCGGTGATGCTGGAGTTCAAGGCCGAGAAAGGCAAGCAGTCCCTCTCCCAAAAGTGGTGGCAGGGGGTGGTTCAAGAGGCAGGGTATCGATACGAGGTAATCCGAAGCGTTGAGGATTTTCAGCGAGTGGTCGCAAGTGTGGAATAGTTGTGTAGATTTGTTCCATGGCCCGACTGCTACTGCTGCTACTGCTCACCGCTTGCACCAACGACCGCCCTTGGAAGGTGATTGAGGTCCGAGCCAAGGGTAACGCCTGCGAGTATGTCCTATCCCGAAGCAACGGATTCGGGCCACAGGTCAAGACCCTGACCGATTCGTGTGGGAGGTATCAACTTTTTCAAACTATACGCAATCGATAACCGTCAGCCTACACGCTGACCAAACTCCCCCAGCGTCAGCCTATAAACTTACCAACCAAACCCCAAACCGATGAATATACCAATTAAAGAAGATGAAATAATCCTCACTCCCGAACAACAAGAAAGAATGTATTGGGCGCAAATTAAGTACGACTCGCACAAGTGGATAGAGTACCATAAGGGGTACTATAAGTGCGAATTTTGCGATTCATTCCATACATCGATGCTTAGTTTTGAGAACGTAAACATCTGCAAAAAAAATCCAAATCTGTTTCCAACGGATAATCAAACCCCAACCCCATGAAAACCACACCAATCGATTTCCGACGCTGGCAACTGCATATCCGCAAGGCTTGCGTCAACTGCAACCGACCCGACAAATCCGAAACCATCAAGGCTTGGTCCGTGAACTGGACCCTGCTCGGTCGTATCCTCCAAGCCAAAAACGCCTGACCATGGAATGGGTAAAATGCTTGGACAGGATGCCGACACCTTACGAGCCTGTCCTGATATTCACGACCGACATGAATCAAGCCTACGCATGGCTGGGCGACGGACGTTGGTATTACGAACACCAAACTTGGTTCCTAATCGAAGTAAGCCATTGGATGCCTCTACCCCCTAACCCGTTTTAACATGGACCTAATCTCACGCACCATCCTCGGATATACGGCAGAGGTTGTTGGAGTCAGCCCGGACGACATCTTGAGCGAAGTCAAGACCCAAGAACTGGTCCTTGCTCGAAGCATCTTCGCAGACATCGCTTACTCGGAGTACCTGTACACCTACTGCCAAATCGGGCGAATCATCAAGAGGAACCACGCAACGGTCATGCACAACCTCGAAATCCTTGCCAAAAACATGAGGGCAAGGCCCGACATTAAGTTTCTTCGTACACAGGTTCTCAACAGGACACGGGATTTTTTGCAACATTAGGAAGAACCCCCTCCATCTTTGCGTGAGTGAACGCAGAGAGCATCGTCCTTGACCTTTATCGCAGCGGTGAAATCCGCAAGGCTTGCCTCACCATTACGGGGGGCAATCCGCTTTGGAAGGACCTCGAACAAGAGGTCGTCCTGATTCTGCTCGAAAAAGACCCTGACAAGATTACCAAGATGCAGGTACAGGGATACCTGCGGTTCTACATCGTTCGGCTGATCATGAACCTGTACCGGGGCAACAACAACCAGTTCGCCAAGAAGTACCGTCATCACGACGAGCGGGTCGAAGTGGATCCCGAAACCCAAGAACTAAGCAAGGACTACGACTCCCTGCTTGACGACCTTTGGGCCATCGCCCAGCAAGAGATGGATTCGTGGGCCAAGGACGGAGCGTTCCCTTACGACAAGGAACTGCTGAACCTGCTTATGCAGACAGGCAACATGAAGGCCATGTCAAGAGAAACAGGCATCCCGTACCGTAGCATCATCTACTCCATCGAACAGGCCAAGGCCAAAATCAAAACCGCAATTGAAGCAAATGGATATACTGGTCTATCCAATCCTGATTAGTGCTTTAGCGACCCTTGCGGTCGTGGAGTTCCGGGTGCTGCCGGGATGGTTCTACGCTCTGCCCTTCGCCAAGCGGAAGCCGTTTTCGTGCATGACCTGCTTTGGCTTTTGGCTTGGGGTCTTGCTGACCCTGCCGACCTGCCAATGGTACTTGGCTCCAATCCTTGGGCTTGCCTCATCTGCCACCGCAATAATCATCCGGGAATGGACCTTCAAATGACCAACGACCAATTCATCGTGGCCCAAAAGCATCGCAAGTACTGGGACCAGTACATCGCTTCCCTGACGATGCGACTGCCACCCGATGCCGTTGGGGAACTGCAAGCCATCCTGACCGCTCACGGAAGACCCCCCACAAACTGGTGGTGCGCAGACTGCGTAAAATCGGCTCTTCAATACATTTACCTTCAAGCGGACTTGTTTGCCGAAGCCAACCAAAACACCATAACCCACCCCCTGAATGCCCCTGCCAATTCCGAACAATAACGAAAGCAAAGAAGGCTTCATCGGTCGCTGCATGAGCAACAACGAGACCAACGCAGAGTTCCCCGATACGGCTCAACGATTGGCCGTTTGCGGCTCAATCTATACCAAACACAAGAGGCAGCAGTTCGAGTCCTATGCCGACTATGGGGAAGGTATCAGGAACAATGCCAAGCGGGGGATAGAACTCAACGAACGCAACGGGAACAAGTGTGCGACGCAGACGGGCAAGGTCAGGGCGCAGCAGTTAGCCAGCGGGGAAGCCATCTCGGTGGAAACCATCAAGCGGATGCACTCCTACCTATCCCGTGCTGAAACCTACTACGACAATGCAGACGACACCTCGGACTGCGGTTACATCTCCTACCTCCTGTGGGGCGGTAAGTCTGCTTTATCATGGAGCAGGAATAAACTCCGAGAACTTGGCGAACTCGAAGGCGAAGGATGACGAAGCCCAAGTGCAGGCTCGGATGGATTCGCTTATGATGGTGATTACGACCCTGTGCGACTGCATCGGAGCGGTAGACGATTCCAATGCCCCAAACGCATTTGCGGTGAAGATGAAGATAGTGGACAAAATAGACGAACTCATAGACAAAATCGAATACTGATGGCAGGCCGACCCCCAATTTGGAATACCCCCGAAGAACTATGGGAGGCGTTTGAACGATACCGAGCCGAGAATAAGGCCAACCCTTACCGGGTGCAGGACTATGTCGGCAAGGATGGGAACATGGTTTACAGGGATAAAGAGCGTCCGATTACCTTTCGGGGCTTTGAGGGATACCTTGCAGAAAATGGCGTTTGCCATAACCTATCGCAGTATCGAAATGGAGATAGCGACCATCACAAGGAATTCTTATCAATCATTACACGCATAAGGCTGACCTGCGACAAGGATATGCTGGAGGGTTCAAGTGCTGGCGTTTACTCGGCCAACATCGCCTCTCGTCTGCTGGGCTTGGTTGACAAGCAGGAGAACACGGTTCACATTGAGCAACCCCTGTTTGGGGATGGACTTTAAGTACACGACCGCTATCAGCCGAATCCGTCGGATGACGGCCCGGAAGAAGGTCATCCAAGGCGGAACAAGTGCAGGCAAGACCCTTGCCATCCTTGCGGTCCTCATAGACATCGCAGCCAAGAACAAGACCGAGATTTCGGTAGTTTCCGAATCTATCCCCCACCTACGAAGGGGTGCAATCAAGGACTTCGCTAAGGTCATGCAATGGACAGGCCGATGGGTCGCAGACCGATGGAACAAGACCCTGCTCACCTACAACTTCGCCAACGGCTCAATCATCGAGTTCTTTTCGGCTGATTCCGAGGCAAGGCTCCGAGGGGCAAGGAGGCAGGTCGTCTACATCAACGAGGCCAACAACATCGACTTT